GTGCCCAATGACGGGCACCACTGCAGGATCACTCCTGTTCCATACTGGACTCTAAAACACTAGTAAAAGTTGCTATATCATGCGAGAGCGAACTAAGTCCGAAGGCGCCTTTGGTGGCGGCTCGGTGTCCTACCCCTATGGTTCTACTAATAAACCAGGGGGCGGACCAACTAGCTTCACTCGCATGTACGACTTGCCTTCAGGATCACCACCTTATCCAGATAAGGGCGCTAGCTATCATAAGCGAACGTTCAAACCTGGCCGGTACTCCGGTAAAACTAAGACTGGTGGTAAAACGTATAGTGGATGGCCTTACGGCATGACCCATTATACGCACTGTGGGTACGGTGGATTCCAAAATTGGGGAGTGCTTCAGAATGAATTCTTGGCACGTCTCAATCCGGATCGTCCCGTTCTTGACCTCCCTCTCTTCTTGTGGGAGCTTCGAGAACTACCGAGCCTTCTCTGGGACAGCGGAAACTTCTTACTTCGCCGTCCTGGAGTCAACCTTAGTGATGCGGTTCTTGCCGTTAACTTTGGTTGGGCTCCTCTACTTTCTGATCTTAGCAAGTTGTTTAATCTTGCTGAGGCGATTCAGGCCAGGATGGCCTTTTTCGAGAAAGTAGCGAGAGATAAGAGGATAGAGGTTAAGTTACCTTCATCCTCGTACGTCTCATCCACCGGGACACTGACTGCATATCTCCATGGTTTTGGAGAGATCATCAGGTTTAATCGACGTTTCGACGTCGAGCAAACGGCATGGGGAGTGGCGAACTTAAAATCGTTTACACCTCCTCCAGCCCTGTCCGATGACTCCGGAATGAGCCAATGGCAGCGTGCTAATGCTGCACTAGGCTTGTCCGGTTCCCGAGCAAACTTGTCCACTATATGGAATATGATACCATGGTCGTGGCTAGTTGACTACTTCTTAAGCGTAGGGTCTTGGATCGAAGCGACTGGTGGTTACCAGTACTACGACCTCGATCACTGCTGCTTAATGCAGAGGGTGGAAACTCGGACGACCACTAGGGTCGTTTCGACAACCAACCTCAAGGATAAACCGACCCCTGGTAGGGGAAAGTCGATCCAATGGGAACGTAGAGTCATTTTTAGTCCTGTTGCCAGGATCTATGCTACACCGCTCTTGAGCGGGAAGCAGTTTACGAACCTGGTGGCTCTAGCAACTTCCTCTCGACGTCGATATTCGAGGTCTTGAGGCTACTTCTCCAGTACGGAGTTACTAGCCGTGCTTTCGCACAACTATTGTGCATCATCTCGCCGTGAGGCGACATACTCCTTGAAAAGGAAAACTGCATGTTGGATAACACACTCACCTTCGATTACGATGGAAATCCTGTCAATCTCAAAAGGATCAATCAGGATGACTTCTCCAGCGTATACTACGGTGCGGTTGGCAATGACAAGGTCACTATGACCATTAAGCATACCATCCCGCCCCGTGGACAATCTTCCGAATCTCACCTTGTGAGGTTTGACGTCGAGCTTTACGACGCGGACGGGGTTTATACCCGCACCGCCTCGGCGTGGACAGTCATCAAAACTTTCGATGGCGTCCAAGATGACTCGGAGACTACGAAGGCAACTGGCGGACTCCTTGACTTTCTTGGCACAGGCACTTACCTGGCCCAGATCATTGGTCGAGAGTCCTGAGATCCTTTCTATTCGGATCTCATCCAGCAGTTCTCGTGGAACGAGGGTGTATATTTCCCGTTGGATAAGGGCACTGCCCTGACCAATGGCAACTGCTCCAATAAAGGACCAGCAACCATGGAAATACAACACCGACGTGCAGCTCTTGCTTGTCTTACTTCAGTCGTCGACGACGTATTGAAGAGACGGCAGGGCTGCTCTCATGGCACTTTCTCATGCATTCAGCTCTGGGAACAGAAAATCCAGAACTTAGTGCTGACACGTGGGCTCGAGTACTTACTCGTTACTTTGCCCGACGTGGGAAAGATGTACGACTCCGCCCTCAGTAGAGGGCGGTTTTACACATCTGACCTACCAGCGGAGTTTGGTCGGACCAGAAAAGATTCCTGGTTCTACCGTTATCTCCTGCTGGAATCATTTGATGAGGAAGGGTTTATATGGGAAGATCTTGATCCTGAAGTCGTCTTCTTGACGCGACAGGTTCTACTCATGTTCAAGAAAGTCCAGCTGGACTGCCCCAAAGCTAGAGTAGAGGAAGCCGTAAATGACTTTATCAAGATTGAACGTAGCCTTAGAGATCCTCACGGATCTTGGCATAACGACCTCTGGGTTCCTCAGAGATTCTACTTTTCTGGTGACGTTGCTAACTTTTGCAGCCATCCCAGGAGTGGGAAACTCTGGGGAATGGTTGACCAAGTCTTCGGTCAAATCATACCCCGAAATGAAGTCGACGTTCTTACCATACAACCTCGCCATGGACCCGGCGCGGTATCCGATCTTCGCTCAGGAAGGGATAAGTACTTTTTCCCAACCTGGCCCTGCAAGCTGCAGGGAACGTTTCCGCATGAGTGGTTCTCCACCCATAACGAACGAGCTTGGATCTCTGAGGACTTTGGAGGATACTCTTCTCCAAAGCTTGGTCTGGTCTGTAAAGAGTCCCCAGCTCGGCTTCTAGCCGTGCCAAAGACTTTCAAAGGACCCAGACTCATTGCCTCAGAACCGACCGCACATCAGTTCTTACAACAAGGATTGATGCGGTGGCTTCGTCAACACTTGACGCAGCCACTCCGCAACTCGATTAGCTTCACAAGTCAGAAACCATCTCAGGAAGCAGCATTGCTCGCTTCTGAAAATGGAGTTCTGGCGACCGTGGACTTGTCCTCGGCGTCAGACAGACTTTCTTGCTGGGCTGTCGAGCGAGCCTTTGGTGCTAACCAAAGTCTCCTCTCTGCGCTTCATGCGTGCCGAACTCGTTGCTTAGTTGATGCAACAGGCACAGATGATAAACTTTCTCTACGTTTGAAAAAGTTTGCAGCACAGGGATCTGCGGTGACCTTTCCAGTTCAGACAATCGTGTACACAGGGCTCTGCTATGCAGCAGTTCTGTTCAGCGAGAATCTGAAGGTAAACAGGAAGAATCTTCTTCGTGTATCTGGTCAGGTTCGGGTCTTCGGGGACGATATTTGTCTTCCCCGTACAGCAGTACCTATCCTAAGCTTATTGCTGGAAACTCTCCAGCTTAAGGTGAATGGGCAAAAGACCCACACCTCCGGCCGATTCCGCGAATCTTGCGGAGTTGATGGCTTTAAGGGATACGATGTGTCCCCTTGCTATCTTAGGGCTTGGAGCTTAGGAACATCACCAGATAACCTAACGTCGTGGTGCGAGGTCTCAGACAACGCACACCGAGCAGGGCTATGGTCTTTGGCTAGTCATATGCTTTCCTTGATTCCGGACAACGTTCGGAGGAAGACTGCGGTGACTAACCAGACTGGTGATGGTGTTCGTCTCTTCACGTTTGTCGACGGAGTGTCGACGGATGCGCCTACTCGCTGGGATAGTGATATTCAAGCGAGATGCCACTTGCTACTTAAGCTCGTGGACAAAAGCGTGAAGAAGAGACGAGGGTCTTACCAGGACCTCTACCAATACTTTGTAGAGGACCCCTCTCCCGAAACGTTGTGGGAGGCGGGCTACCTGAGTAAGAAGGCGACCTTGTTAAGGTCGACCTGGGTGC